CGATATTGTTTGGAGTATTATGACAGCCATATCTATTGGATTATTTATATGGACTACAATAGAGTTGTTCCGATGAAAGCCAAGCCAAGTGAAATTAAGAAAATGGCAACCCTGCTAGATACAGAGGCTGAGTCTAGCGAAGAGATGGCTAAGAAGGTCTGGGAACTAGTTGAACAGTTGATGTCAGAGCGCAATCAGTATGTAGTCTTTGCCGTACACCCTAGCCTTAACTTAGTGCAGGCAGTTGGGCCTTACAGCGCAGTTGAGAAGGCTAAGAAGGATTACGTCAAACGTATTCATGCCTACGACAACCAATCGTATGCACGACTTGCATTACTACGCCACCCTGATAGTATTACCAAAGATTAACACGAGGGTTCCGTCCTTTCGCTCGTGTTGATAGCCTGCTCGCAGACCCCCAATCTGCTTGTAGCGGCAGACAAAAACCCTCGGATTCGTGACCCGAGGGTTTTATCTTTTGCGTCTTCTCCTTACGCAAACCTAACGCTTAGGATTATCAGTTGAATAAAATCCACCAGCATTAAACTTAACAGGTGGTACAGAGTACACCCTATTCATTTGTGTATTACAACACAATGGGTCTGAGGCTTCAGCATGTATGCTTCGCTCTACCTCGTGTTGTATACCACACGTGCCACACTTGTACTCATAACTAGGCATGCTTATCCCAAATCTCAAAGCCAATGTACCAACGAAAAGCGTTCATCATAAACGCTCTGTCGTGCGAGTCATAGTCAATACCAAAACCCCAGTAACTTGTTACCCCATGAAAGAATACAATCTTCATTTATCCCACCTAATCACAATCTCATAGCCTAACTCATAAGCAAACTCCTGCGCTTCAAGGAATGTAGTCTTCTCAAACATAGCCCATGCTAAATCTTCAAGGCTTAATTCCTTTGGCTTTACCCAAGGTTTACGCTTCATTCTTCACCTTTCTCAAACGGATTAGTGCCACCCAACTTCTCAGTTAGGCGCCTGATAGCGCCATCCACCTTGCGGTGTGCGGTTGTGTCGGATACACCCAGCGCTTCAGCCAACTCTTTGTAGTTAATCTGCTCATAGAACTTAAGACGTAAAACTTTTCTATCATCTTCTGATAGGTGCAACATAGCACGGCGGATGTCAAAGAGTTGTACCACATAGTTGCCACCCTCAGCAGGGTTACCACCACCTGATACACGTGGCTTTGTACTATCCCGTGTCTCCAATACTTCTTCCCATACAAAGGGTAACAACTCAGCCAGTGTAATGGGCGAATAGAACTGCTCATCTCTAATCTCATAGCCCAGCCGTTGTGCCTTAAGACGTCTACAATACTTATCGGCATGACGAGTTAGTGTCTTGCCCAATTTACGCACACCCATTTTGTAATCTTCAATGTCAACGGAGTGGTCAAGCCATTCCTTTACTTTGTCCTGTCTGCGCAGTATCCACACAGTCAACTCTTGCGTGACGTCTTCAACCTCAAAATATGTGTGATACTTGCGGTGCACCTTGCGAGCAACCGTTGCTGCAATCTGATGTGACTCATCAAACCACGTCACGAGGCACTCTTATCACCAGTAAGTATGCGAACAGCCCAGTCTAAGCCGTGATTAAAACCATCAAGCCACTCTCTATCTTTGTTATCAGGTAGGGATGTCTTGGCACTTTCAATCTTGCCTATAAACCTTGCTAGTTCTTCGGCCATGTGCCCCTCTGTACCATTAGCGCAATGACTGCATAATTTGCCATGTCTTTGAAACTATCTTCAACACTTTCGTGTTTAGGTAGTGAGCCACTCTTAAATAAATTCTTAAGCCGTTCAAACTTATCGCCAATGCGTACAAGAAGACCGTTGATAGGCCCACCAAAAGCGTTATTAACATTACCTGGGCCATAGTCTGATTGCTTCGTAATGAGGAGGTTACCAATTTCATCCATCACTTCCCAGACTGCGGATGCAAAGGCGGGATTTGAATTGTGATTTGGTTTGGCTGTTGTATGTTGATTACTTTCAATCCCAAATCTGTCAACAACTTTAACACTATTTCCATATCCTCGCTCACTCATTTTTCCTCCTCTGGGCTGTACACCCCTGCGTAGTAGTATGACTTGTCGTCATAATTTAAGACATAAAGATGAACGATTGTAGCATCTTTATTTTTTTCCTGTAGTTCAATCTCATCAAGTGCCCATAACATTTCTGGTACAGGTGAACCATCCTTTGGTCCATACATAAACGTTGGATACTTAGGCGCCACGTTGCACTTCAATCAAATCATTAAGCGTAATGAGAAACCCTTTGCTTGGATTAGGTTCTATTTTATTAGAAACCGAACGCCCAAACTTATCTATTGCTTTCTTTAAATCATCTGTTGAAACAATGACAACCAAACTTTCAAGGACAAACGCCCACCTATCAGCCTTTGTCTTCATTAGCCCTGACTCAATCCAATTGTGCGTAGAGCGAGAGTAAAAGGCTGTCTCAATATAAAGGTTACCTGTTTCAATCCAACGCCTATCACGCTTGACTTCAACTGTCAGCCCACCAGTAAGGATATCTCGGACTAACTGCTCACCCTCATGCCCGTAAGCAAAATCTAAATCAAAATCTGATAAGTCTCCACTCATTTTGACTCCTGAATTAAATTAACTGTAATCTTTCCACCAGTGTATGCGTCATACTTACTAGCAATTTGAATTGCTTTTGTGACAATCTTGCGTGCCTTAACTGAATCATCTATGAGCGTGCCACCAGCCAACGCTGACATGGCACCAAGCGCAAACTTCTCACCACTACCTGCAACATAAAGATTTTCTGCGTTACGTTCCCACGAATAATCTTCGTTAATACAATAAACTTTACCCTTAACTGCAATAATAATAATGTTGTCGTTCTCAACCGCCGAGTCAGCCTTGCTAAACTCATAGCCAGCCTCAAGAAATGTCCTACGAATAGATGGGATTAACTGACGAGTAACGTACTTATCTATATCTTTACCTGATACGGCAGGTGGAGCAAAGTCATGTTCAAGAATGTTGATGCCACGCACTGACCCAGCCATAGCAAATACAATCTCACCGTTCTTAAAAACTTTACCATTGGGTATGTTGATGCTAAAACCATCATCGCTAGAGGATTGCGAATCGGCAGCAATAATTACCCAGTCTGGTCCTTCAATAGCGGCAATAGTTGTCATGTCTTAAGCAACCAAGCGCTCGTTAAACCATGCTTCTCCATGTCTTAAGTATACATCATTGACGTCCGTATTGTCTGGTAAGTGTATTATTTCCGCTTTGTCCAAATCTTCTTTGATTCTCTTTGCAAGTTCTTGGCCAGGATTTCGTCCATCTTCCTTGACATCATTGTCTGCGAAAACGAGGATACGGTTGTAGGATTCAAAAAGTTGAGGGAACCAGGGCTTCCATTGAGAAACGCCAGCAACTCCCACCGCAGGTATGCCGACCATACCCGAGAGAACAACCGTGTCAATCTCTCCCTCGCAAATGGCAATCGTGTCACTTGGCTTATGCAAATCAACCACATTAAATAAACCAACCTTTTGACCTGTAGGCCATAGGAATCTAGGCGTGCCATCATCTAATCTCCTAAACTTAAGACCGACTACACCTGCTGGTGTGCGGTACGGTATGGATAACATACCTACTGCTAATTCATGTCCTGCTGTTGGGTCAACCACGCTTCCAAGAAGGAACGTACTTGCGACTTCCTCCGTTACTCCTCGTCCCTGTAGGTAAGAGAGAGCCTGTGGTGTTAGATTTTTGGAGTATCTTTCGGCTGCGTCCGTTAGCAATTTCCTCTGCTTTTCGTTTAGCATGTTGAAAATCCAACCTTTCTTTTGCTGCTACTAGTGTGTATACATCACCAAGTACTTGACATACTAAGCAATTGTATCCTTGTTCATCTAAATTGTATGCTGCACTACTGTGCGTGTCGTCATGTATGACACACTTGCACGCTACCCAACCATGCTTGTCAATTATGTTTAAGCCATAATGTTCTAGCACTACCGCTATGTCAGGTTTAGATATCACCCTGTACCCTTAACCATTGTTCTAAATCTTGTATGACCCACGACTGTTCCAAGCCAGCCATACGCCTTTTGACAATGACGTAGGCTGGTGGAACCACATCAAGATTTCTAGCCTTGGCATAATTGGCTGCTTCTAAAGTAGCCTCACGCCAAAACTGTGGCAGGTCCATCTTGATTGTTGCTTTCAGTTCAAAAACATACGGTTGACCTGCGACAATAGCAACGATGTCACCCTCATCATCCTTGCCAGCCAACCGTAATCTCTCTGCACTTACGCCTTTAGAGCGTAGCCATTTCAGTATGCCCAACTCAAACCCTGCGCCCTTACGTTTATTCGCTGCGCTCACCGTAGTAACTCCTTACTTCCTCTGAGACTTTCATGTCTCTAAATTCAGAGTACATGGTCATTCTACTAGCGTCAGCCCATAGAGTCACGTAATTGTTACCACCTGCGGAGTGTTTAGCAAAACGGTTTTTTACTGCAGCCACCCTGAATTCACCATTGTATGGCACAAGGGCAACTGTTAAAATCATTTCAGGCAGTTGTGCAATCTTGCCTTGAATAGCCTTACGGCTTGGTGGCAGGTCAGGCCTACCCTCGTTCTCTGATGTGTGGTGCAATAGAAATACTGCAGCACCAGTCTCACGTGCTATATGGTGCATTGCCTTAGCAATCTCTCTTAAGCCAGACCATTCATCATGGTGCATAGAGACTACGTTCATGGCGTTGTCAACAATAATCAAATGGGGGTACTGCCCATAAGCCTCACCGTATGCACGAATAGATAAGTCAACCTCATCTAATGTAGGGCTAGGCGTAAAATCAAATTGTAAAAAATCAATACTAGATAACTCATTAGTATAAAAGTCTTTACCAACACCAGTAATAAATGCTTCTTCAACTGTAGAAGTTTGGTGTCCAGTAATCATGGCTGCAGCACGAATAGATGTCGTATAGGCATCAGTATCTGCAGAGATGTAGAGGGTTGGTACCTTCATTTGCACAGCCATGTAAAGAGCAATTAAAGATTTACCAGCGTTAGGTTGACCTGCAATCATGGTCAACTGTCCTCTACGAAACCTTATTCCCTCCTGTTGTAAAGGAGGGAATAGGTCAGGTAATAACTGAAAGTCGTTATTGCTCTTTGCTGCTGCTTGGGTGAGCGACAGCACGTTCTACCTTAACGGAGGAACTTAGGAGCGCATTGGTCAGGTGTGCCTTGTGGAGATGGACAGAACCATCCCTTCCAAGACTTCGCTGCGCCTGGCTTTGATTCACGGTAAACCAATTTGCCATGTTTGCAATTACCTTCTTCAATGACTGAAGTGGTTTGTGATGGAGATGAAACAGTAGTTGCGTTAAATGCTTGACGCACTACGTTTGCTGCGCTTGATGCCCCAAGTGCAGATGATGTTGCGGAGATGAGCGTTGCAGCGTCTTGAAGAGTTGTTAATGAACTCTCCAACTCAGCCTGTGTTGTTGCGTAGATGTTGAGCAAAGTTCCATCAGCCGTCTTGAAGTTGATTTGGAACTTGGTGCTTTCTGATGCTGCCATGTTATTTTCCTTCTTTCGTTATGTTTGCTATTGGGTCAAAGATAGGGGCTAACTGTCCACCGACAGCATAGCAGTATTCCTTTACACCGCATGTACCACATGACATGCCAATGTTAGGTAAAAATATTTCTGCCTTAAGTCCTTTTTCAAATTGTGCAAAAAGTTCATTAAAGACAGGGATAGTCCAACGGTCAAGACCAGTGGCCTCAATAAACTGGGCGTTACGTGCATCATAATAGTACCCTTTGGTTGGACGTATACCAAACTGCATCTCCATTGCGCTGGCATATAAACCCAACTGCATAGCAGACTCAGGCATGTACGCACCCGTTTTGAAATCAATCACCGTTAATTCATTACCACGTGTGGCAACAGCATCAGCAAATGCTTTAATAGGTACATCACCAAAACTATTATTAAATTCTATTTCAATTCCTGGCACACCTTGAGGTGATACCCAAATTTCAAAACCTGATTCAGTCCATGCGCTAATAAAGTTAAAAAACATTTCTTTACCAGCAATGTCCCACCAAGCCTTGTCTTCCTTGTTGGGTTTTAACTTAGAACTTCTGCCACCAACGCGCCAGTCAACTGGATTAGACCCAGCCTTGCCTTCTGTCTCGGCTATCTGCTCAAGGAAAGATTCATCCCAAATTGTATCCCACGTCATTTTTCTTCCAACTTTCCGTAAACAATTTCTTGTGCTTTCTTCAAGCCCACAATTGTAGCAGGGTTGGTTTCTGTTTTAATTTCTTCTTGAATAAGTAAGGCTAAGTTACGGCGCATAATCATTTCACCTTCAACAAATGCTTTTTCAAAAGCAGTCTTGCTGATAATGCGTGCATGTTTTTTACCCATTAGTAATCCCAATCTGGTACTGGTGCGACTGCAAGGCTACCACAGAGCGCACAACGCATGTCAAGGAAGTAAAGTCCAATTTCTCCGTCATCGTCAAACTTACACTTGACGTCCCAGATATCACTGTCACAGGGACAGATTCTAATTGGGCCAAGAGAGCGATAGTCTCCCTCAGTTCCTGACGTTGGGCGTAAGTTGGCAATGTCTTCAGCCATATCAAAATGGTGGCTTATCTAATGGGATGCGAGCATTTTGAAATTGTTGTAAAAGATATTTTTCAGCAGCGCGGTGAAAGGCTGACCCTCCAACGAACCACCATGCAGGCTCGGTGGGTGCTTGCAATTGACGTTCTAATTGCCAAGCCTTACCACAGCGAAGCCATGAGGTAAATGATGAAAAACTTCTGTGTGCTACTTGCGCTTCTTTTTTCATGTGATAACTGTAGCACCAATTGAAAGCGCGTAAACCTAGCGCGACACGCCAAAGGCATTGCAATTGTGTTAAAAATTTCTAGTGTGGTTATACTACGAGCGTAAGCACGGGAGCGAGTAGTACGGGAGAAGAGCGCCTGAAGGGCGCTCGCTAACGGCAGGCGCGGCAGCAGCGCTAGCGCCTACGGGAAAAGCGTATTTATGGTACAATTTGGACATGGATAAACCTCACCACAGGTTACTTTTTAAACATCCTATTACGCGCACGGGTATTTGTTCGGTGTGTGGACCCATTCGTCTTAAAAAGAAACAAAACGGTTGGGCATGTCGCACTAGATATAACGAATATCGTTCACGTCATTCTAAAATTAAAAAACCTCACTGTGAAGTTTGTGGGTTTGTGGCTGAACATAGAAGTCAATTGGACGTTGACCATGTAGATGGTAACCACGACAACAACGACCCGTCTAATTTACAAACTTTGTGTGCCAATTGTCATCGTCTTAAGACACAAAAAAATAAAGATTGGGAAAACAAAAAAAACCCCCCACCGAATTAACGGTGAGGGGCTATTTGTTATTAAGTTTTAGTTATTCTTTACTGCCGCATCTGCTGCAGTGAGTGCTATGTTTGGCGCTGGGAAAGAATCACCAGGGTTAAAGTAGCGGTATAGGACTGGTGCTAGTGCAGCAAGTGCTGCTCCGCCCAATGCTTTTAATGATGTTGTGTGATGGACAATGTACTCAGTGAGTACACCACCAGCAGCAATGTGGAACCAGAAACCTACAACAGTCCACACTTTTGGTGGGATATTTACTAGGTAACGATTTGAAGCCATTGTTTATCTCCTTAGGATGTCCACTTTGGACGACCAAAGCCTACCACGAAGACAGCAAGGTTACGCTTATTTGAAGATTTGTATGCTCGTGTCTTNAGACAAACTTCTCCGCCGTTGGCTTGGCTACCAGTTGGCTTGTTGTCTGGGCTGGTGTTGCCCTCAATGGTTACGATAGTGCCGTCACCGTTATCCTTAACCACGATACCTACGTGCTCGGTACCCTTGCCATCAAATGAAAAGAAGACTATATCGCCAGGCTGAGGGGTTGCAGTCTCGTGATTGGACCATCTACCCTGCCCTTGAAAGACAGTGACTCCAGTAGGCGTATAGACGCAATTAGGCATACCTTTGAAGCCTATCTGTGCCGCACACCACATAACAAATGAACCGCACCAAGGCTGTAAATCGTGTCCAGTAAATTTGCCATAGATAGTTTCGTTGTTCTTTGGGCCTTCAACTACGCCCTGTTGAGAGCGTGCCTTGACTACAAAATCAGTTGCTTGCGTCATATTTAGCCTTCATTACCTCTACGTCAATTTTTATTACTTGCTGGTTTTCTAGTAATTCCTCAACTTTATTGATGAGGCCTGTCTTACCATCGTTGTATAGTGCATATTCAATCTTGGCTAACTTATCCTTAAGTTCATCGGTGTGCTTGGCAATGGTGTGCTTAGCAATCATACTAATTCCTGCTAGTAATCCACCGACAACAAAGAAGTATGAGTAGATAATAGTTGCTGTATCTGCGTTAGCCATTGCGGTATGCCCTATCTGTTATACGGTACGGAACTGGACTTCAAGCAGGCCGCCAAAGCCTGTGAAGCGACGCTCAGGTGGTGTCATACGAATAAATGAAACGCTTTCAATAACTCCACGAATAGTTTCGTTATTGGTAAAGTCTTGAAGGATAACTACATCTCCATTGGACTCAACTGTTTCTAGTGATGTTACACGTTCAGCAGCACGGCCTTCATAGCCAGTAGTCATATTGAACTTGTCGCCTTCAAAGTCATAGCAAAGCAGTGGTAATGTAATGATGCGTTGACGGCGTACGGCAGGCAGAGCCTTAAGTTGATAGCCATTAAATGAATCTTCTTGCCCTACTGTTTGACCAGATGCTGCGGTCAGGGTAAAGCGCAACCCAATAGATTCTTTTGGCGCTAAATCAAATTGGTCAAGGCCAGTAATGTCTTGGGTAAAGTCAAAGTTATTATCTACTGTAATGATAGATGTAGCAACACCCTCAGAACTAATAGATGTAAGTGAAAGTTTACCAATCAAAGGAAGGGTTTCGCGTAATTTGATTAACTCAAAGTGCTTATCTTCAAGGGTAAAGTAGCGGATTTGTCCAGTTTGAACATAGCCACTGCTAACAAGATTGTTTGATTGAAAATAAATGCCAGTGCCAGTAACGCCAATGGCTAGTTTATTTGTGTTACCAATAACGCATACTGCTGACGCTTCTGCAGTAGTTGGTACCTGAAGGTGTGTGGCAAATGCCATTTGATTAGGGGCAATCTCACGACTTAAGTCAATCTTAATTAAGCCAGAGTTAAGTAGTTCCTTCACCGTCTGCATCAATGTAATTGGTAACTGTGCAATAGGCATAACGGTCATTAAATGTAATAGACTTACAAGCGTAGCCATTGAGGTTTGTGCCAGTTGCAGCATCATAGCCATTGGTTACTACGGTCAATGTGCCGTAAGTAATAAAGCCTGATGATAGGTAACCTGATGTATCAATCTGTCCTACACGAATACCCTTGCTTGTGCCAAACACCATATACTTACCAATGTAAGAGCCAAGAGCATAGATGACTTCACCCTTTGGCATATCAGCAGCAGTCACTGCCTTGGTAAGAAGTGGTACCCCGCCTGTTGTATCAAGGATTAAACGAAATACTGTAGATGAATCTCCAGCGTAGCCAGATACATAGATAGCATTTGGTCCATCACATACGCCAGTCCATTTCCAATTGCTGTTTGGATGCGCATAGATAGGAAGGTTGTTGTTAGAAGCAAGTACTACTGAACCACTTAGCCCTGTAGCAAAGGCTACATCTGCATTGTTGTGGTAGTAAGAAACGGTTGTTGGAGTAACTGCAGTAACGGACCAAGTTCCATTGTAAGCAGCAGAGATGCTTGTTACTGTAATTTGAGAACCAACTGCAAAATTATGTGTTGTTGCTGTAGTAAGGGTTGCTATGTTTGCTGACAAACCAGCAGCATTAACTGTAAATGTTGTAATTGGTTGTACTTCAAAAAGGTAATTGTTAANGCCAGCAATAAGGCGTTGCTTGGCCCAACCCAGGGTGACTGAGGTAACCGTGCCTACTGAGGCAGGATGTGTAAAGATAGATGAACCAGAGGTAGCGCCAGTTAATGGGCCACGATAGATACCTGTAGCATTTGCTGCGTAGTAATTAAGTCCGTCTTGAGCAATAGCAAGGATGGTTCCTGAACCACCCCACGTAAGAGTAGTCGTAGTTGCAGCATCTGTTGTGCGATAAAGGTTTGAACCGTCAGACCAAATAACTACGTTGACTCCGTTGGCATCAATACCGCCTACCATTTTAGGCGCACTTGAAACTGATGTAGATAACTTGGTTACATCTGGCAATAGGGTTACTCTGCCAATATTAAATACTTCTACGCCAGCAGATTTATTAAAACGTGTGCCAACTGTTTGTCCTTCAACTGGCTCTTCGTAACGAATACCTGCACCATTGTGAAAAGATGATTGACTGCGAAGCCACCAACCTGTAAGGGTTTGTTCGCCAGGTTCTTTCTGTTGGTCAATCTGTTGCTTACGATACTGCGCTGTTTCTCTTTTGTAAGGATGTTCTTTGTTTGGACCAAGGAAGAATGGTAGGCCAGCGATAGCCACGTCATAGTTGTTAGCAGTATTTTCATAGGTAGCGCCAGCGTTAGATGGTTGACCAATTGGGTCAACAGGACGTTCTGCAATATGTATGTAACCGTCGTCGCCTATAGCCACCTATACTCCTTATAGTTCAACTTGTTGAACGCTAGATGCAATTTATTGCATCAGGTTTGTTT